CCATCAAGCGTGCTCTCGCAATACGTCATATGGAGCTACCAGTTGGAGAATTTATTTCACAAGGCTTGGACAAAGAAGTCCCGGTCGCAGCGAGGACACTTCTTGAGTCAAACGTTAAAGATGAGATTAAGCATGATCTCGCTCTGGGCTTCATTGTTGAATCCCATGGGTCTGATCCCATTGCTGAAATGGAGGCGATAAGATTAAGAGATGCTTGGATACAACACCCTGACCACACTATACTCAAAGCTCTTGTGGCCGAGCGAGCTATATTCTTTGTTCTATTGCCTATGTTTCGCTTTCTTGGTGACGCTGCTCTTAGAACAGTATCAGCTGATATTTCCAGAGATGAACAAATTCACGTGGCGACGAATAGTCTCGTATGCCGTGAGCTGGGTCTTGTTCCTAGCAATTCTTTGGATAAGCTTCGGAAGGCAACTATATCTTGGGTACTACAACCCTTAAAAACTTCACCGGATAAATACCTAGACAAAACATTTTGGCTGGATGCGAGCGACCGGCTGATGTATGAAGGCAAGGCACCACAGTTTGCCGACACCAAAGCAGCTCGTATGCCAGCGTTCTTTGAACATGCAAATACAAACCTCCCACAATACGCTTAAATTTTATTCAGAGAAACTTGAGAAACTTGTAGAGGATCTGGAGTCCAAGTTCGCTTGGTATCCAGTCCACCCCAAGGAGGATCACGCCTCCATTATGTACAGAGCTGGCCAAGAGTCAGTCGTACAATATGTAAAATCAATTTTAGAAGACGATAACAATGTGCCTATTTAGATCACCTTCGCCAACACCGCAGTCAACCCCTGCACCTATCATTGCGAAGAAACAAGATAAAATAGAACAATCTTCACTACCAACTAAGAAGGATCTCACAGATCCAGATGATATACCCGGAGTGGAGTATGGAACAACAGCCAAGAAAGGTGATGCTGTAAACGTAGCAAAAGCTACAGGTACAGATGCACTCAAAATAAATGTAAACACAGGAGCCGCAGGCGGCACTGGAACCGGAGGACTAAATGTATAAGGCTAGGGAAAAGTATTCAATGCTAACATCAGGAAGAACACAGTTTCTTGATACAGCAGTTGAGTGCTCAGAACTTACCCTACCTTATCTCGTTAGGCAAGACGATGATGCGTCAGGCAAACGGACTCTACTACAACCCTACCAATCAGTAGGAGCAAAGGCAGTGGTTACACTTGCAGCAAAACTTATGCTTGCTATGCTACCACCACAGACAGCCTTCTTCAAGCTACAGGTTAGGGATGACAAGCTAGGAGATACACTAGATCCTATGATGCGTAGTGAGTTAGACCTATCATTCTCAAAGATTGAGAGATTGATTATGGACTACATCGCTGCGTCAAGTGATAGAGTTGTTGTCCATCAAGCATTTAAACACCTAATTGTATCTGGTAATGCCCTAATCTTTATGGCAAAAGATGGGTTAAAACATTATCCACTAAACAGATACGTCGTTGAACGAGACGGTAACGGTAATGTTATAGAAATAATAACCAAAGAAATGGTTAGCAGAAAGGTACTAGGGCTGACACCCCCACCTTCCGAAGAGCCAAATGCTAATGGCGACTATGGTGTCGATGGAGACGATGCAGAGGTGTATACCTGTGTCAAATTGGATGAGAGCAGCGGTAACTGGAGATGGCATCAAGAAGTGGACGATATGATCCTAGCTGGTAGCCAGAGCACAGCACCGAAGAACGCCTCACCATGGCTAGTACTCCGATTCAATACAGTTGACGGCGAAGACTACGGACGTGGTAGAGTTGAAGAGTTCATTGGGGATCTAAGGAGTCTCGATGGATTGTCTCAAGCTCTTGTAGAAGGAGCAAGTGTGGCAAGTAAAGTTGTCTTTCTTGTATCACCATCTGCAACCACCAAGCCCGGAACACTAGCCAAAGCTGGAAACGGAGCTATCATACAGGGTAGACCAGAAGATGTAGGAGTCGTGCAAGTCGGTAAGACAGCAGACTTTGCTACAGCTGCAAACTTAGCAGCACAATTAGAAAAGAGAATACTCGAAGCTTTCTTGGTTATGAATGTCAGAAATGCAGAGAGAGTAACAGCTGAAGAGGTACGCCTCACACAGCTAGAGCTAGAGCAATCCCTTGGCGGACTGTTCAGCTTGTTAACGGTAGAGTTCTTAATACCCTACCTCAATAGAACTCTGTTAATACTACAGAGATCAAACCAGATACCCAGACTACCAAAAGATGTCGTTAGACCGAAGATTGTAGCTGGTATCAATAGCCTAGGTAGAGGCCAAGACAATGAAGCCTTGACTAGATTTATACAAACCATTGGGCAGGTCTTAGGGCCAGAAGCACTGATGAAGTTTGTAGACCCATCTGAAGCAATCAAACGTCTTGCAGCTGCACAAGGTATAGATGTACTCAATCTTGTACGTACACCAGAGCAGTTAGAACAGATGAAGCAGATGCAGCAAGCTCAAGCAGCACAACAATCACTTGTTAATCAAACAGGTCAGATTGCAGGCACACCTCTGATGGATCCTGAGAAGAACCCAGAGCTAGCAGAGCAGGCATCAGCAGTAATACAAGGACTACAACAACCACCACAATAATATGGCAGAAACACTATCATACCAAGAACCTCAGAATGTAACAACCATGGACAACCTGACAGCAGAGGAGCAAGACTCTCTACAGGTTGGTGAACAGATATCTCAACAAGAAGAGCAAGTCTATGCTGGTAAGTATAAGAGTGCTCAAGAGCTTGAGAAAGCTTACATGGAGTTACAGAGTAAACTTGGGGAAAAAGAAGATAAAGGTGAAACAGAAGTAGCAGAGAAAGAACCCGAGGATAAGCCTACGCTGTCCGAGGGAGCTACTCTTATAACTTCTGCTACCGATGAGTACTATGCCAATGGCAATGAACTCTCTCCTGAGACATTACAAAAGTTCTCTTCTATGTCTAGCCAAGATTTAATCAAGGCTTACATGGAGGTACAACAATTACCTGAGTATCAGCAAGCACAGCAAACACCAGTTGAGATTTCTGAAGCACAAGTCAATCAGATAAAAAACGCAGCAGGCGGTGAGCAAGCTTATGCAAATATTATTAACTGGGCAAAGACTAATGTCCCAGCAGAACAGATAAATGCGTTCGATGAAGTTGTAAACTCAGGTAGTGTGCAGGCTATCAATCTTGCGGTAGCCGGACTCAAAGCACAGTACGATAACGCAAACGGAGTAGAAGGTAGAATGGTAACAGGTAAACCACCAACAAACAGCGGTGATGTCTTCCGCAGTCAGCAAGAGCTAGTCGCAGCGATGAATGATCCTCGTTACGACAGAGATCCAGCTTACAGACAAGACATAATTGAAAAACTTGACAGATCTAATTTGGAGTTCTAACTATGCCCGGACATTACGGTGGCGGAATGAAGCCCGCTAAAGGTAAAAAAATGACAGCAGCACAAAAGAAAAAAGCTGCACTTGAAAAACTAAAGAAACTTAAGAAGAAGAAAAAGTAATGGCTACAGATAAGAAAGGATATGGCAAAGGTAGAAAAACTGACAAGCCTAAGTCTCCTGTAGATGAATTTGATTCTAAGTTAAAGAAACCTATACAGTTGTCTCTACCTCTAGATCTAGCAACTGTCGAATCATTTAGAAAAAAACACTCGCAATCAGTAAACACATGACACACCACAACCACGAACATCAGAAATGGCATCCAGCAGAGGAGCTTAACGGAAGACTAGCTATGATAGGTATAGTCGCAGCTCTACTCAACTACGCTTGGACAGGGCAAATCATACCCGGTATTTGGTAATGCCAAAGCCAGCTGGTAAGAAGAAATACTCTGCCGGTCAAATGAAGATTGCCAGAGTAGCACCACCCCGAGATAAAATCACAGGAGCTGACTTCGCTAAACTTAGAAAAAATGGCAAAAAGAAAACGAAAGGGAGTAAGCCTGTCTCTCGGAAGAGGTGAGAAGAGTCGCAAAGGCGGCCTGACAGCTAAAGGTAGAGCCAAGTACAATCGTGCCACTGGCTCTAATCTCAAAGCTCCACAGCCCGGAGGAGGGGCTAGAAAGAGGTCATTTTGTGCTCGCATGTCTGGCATGAAAGGCCCACTTAAAAAACCAAACGGCAAGCCTACAAGAAAGGCTCTTGCCCTACGACGTTGGAAGTGCTGATGACAGAACCAATGGTGCTTCCATTGTTCTCGTCACCTGTATATGCACATGACACTGGATATAAACCAACACAAGAAGAGATCGACTATGTCTCATCGTTGGATATGTCATCGGAAGGTAACGCATCTGCACAGCTTACATCAAACACACAAGTCTTAGATTTACCTAAACTAAATAATATCAAGACGTTATGTGAGCAAGAGCTGCGTTACTATACCAATCAAGTTCTAAGAATCAAACAGTCATTTAGAATCACAAATTCTTGGTTGACAATTAAGAAGCAAGATCAATGGCATCATTTACATAATCATCAGAACTGTATCTTCTCTGGAGTTTATTACTTACAAACCCCACCAGATGCAGTATTAAATTTTGAAGGAGACCCCGGGTTTCGGGATTCATTTAAGTTTAATTATGATTACATTGATTACAATATTTTTAATTCACATTCTTGGAAAGTATCAGTACCAGCATCTACAGTTGTCATATTTCCGTCTTCGTTGTATCATGATGTTGCACCCAATCTTACAACTACCCCACGTATCTGCATTGGATTCAATGCTTTCGTGACCGGTAAGCTAGCAACGAAGACATATTGTTCAGATCTCACACTATAAAAATGGCTAGAACATTTAGACTTAACGAAAAAACAGGCCGGATTGAGCACATGGATACTAAAGGCAGTAAGGTTGCTATTAACTTTGAAGAAGAGAGAAGAATCTTAGATGCTCAAATTGACCCCGATTTGAAAAAGCTAGATAACATAGATAAAGGTCAAGACAAACTACTTGATAAAATTTTTAACAAAAAGAAAAACAAAAAAGGTAAGGCATAATGGCACAACTTTTTTATGATGAAAACGACCCTAGAAAGAAAAGGGAAATGAGAGGTGATAAAACACCAATCGCTATGAATGATGGGCCAAGTACACCTATTAAGTTTGATGAAGGTATGAATAAATTTATGCCTAATCTAGGTGCTGGTAGAACAAACGATAAAAAGATCAGATCAAAAATTAAAATTCCAAAAGCATAATGGCACACAAGAAAGGTAAGAAGTGTGGCTGTAGCCATGGAGGTAAGAAACGCTAATGGGTAAATTATGTCCACGTGGTAAAGCAGCTGCCAAAAGAAAGTTTAAGGTCTACCCTTCTGCATACGCAAACGCATATGCTGTTAAGGTATGTAAGGGTCAGGTCAAATCAGGTGGTGTAAAAAGAACAGCACCCGGCTACACTAAAAAGAAAAGAAGATGAGCTTACGTAGATGGTTCCAAGAGAAATGGGTTG